GATACTGTCTAGTGAGGGGGTGATCCAGCTCAGCGTTACCCGGTCTGCAAGATGGCCTCGACGTGATGTCGTAACCCGCAACCACGGCGCCTGTACAGGAGACCTGCATGGCTTCGGTCATGCAGGTCTTTTTATGCCGGCTGACCAAACACTATGTACACTATCCTTTTTTCCTGTGGAGGAAACCCCCATGCGCAATGACAATGGAGTAAGCATTGTATTGGCTGATTCTGAAGTTGAGCTACAGCGTCTGTTGAAGCACCTTGGTGTGGCGGTTTCCTACCCACTGGAGCGTCTGGTGGAAGTGAGTCTGTCCGACCCTGAGGCGGTGTTCCATATCATCCTCACCACCCAAGGGGAGATGGATCGGTTGGTTCAGTACTTGAACGTCCGTCGTGGGGTCACCAGTGTGGCTGGCAAGCGCAACTTCATCGGCTTCAATGTCGATTGGATGACTCGCATGCTGGCGGAACGTGATCTGGACCAAGCCATCGAGGTGGCAACCGCTCCGGTGCGTCCAATGCCCAAGCCTGTGTTGGTGAGGATGGACGATGAAGAGCGCGACGACCCTTACGCGGAATTGGGTTACGTGCGTCGGTAAACACTAGGGCCGGGTTTCCCCGGCCCCTATGCCGTTTCTTTTTTGCCTCACCGGTTCCGTAATTAAAAATTCTGGGGCAATACATTATAACTAGGAATGCCAACCATAACCAAAAGGGAACACCACGATGTCTGTTCAAGATTTGATGGGTAACGACCTCGAGAATACCGAATCCAAAGCTGCGTCAACTGGGCTTGTGGGAATAGACCCCATGCTGTATCAGGCAGATCCACTTCCCACCGCGGCTAAGCTGGCAGAAGATGCTGGCGCCCGTGCACGCGAGAAGATCAAATCTCGTGGCAGTCGGGTTCGTCGAACGGTACTCACCACCTACCTCGTGCTCAACTTCCTGCTACTTGCGGTGATTGCTGCAGGCGCGTACTACCTGTACTTGGAATACAACAAACCCGGCAAACGGGTCGTCACGTACAAGAACTGCGAGTTCACCGACGAAAATCAACATTTCACCCTGACTGGCCGACGCGAATACTCGTACTTGCAGAAGTCGTTGTTTGGCTTGGACATCCGGCATGCTGATAACGTCACTGAAACCACCCAGCTCGACGTCCAGGGTACAGCCATGACCGTGGTCGGCCTGACTGCGGACAAGTGGTGGGGTGTGTATATTGGAACAGGCGAGAAAGGCATCCAGATACTCAAAGATGCGCACACCTACATCGTGACCTCCGACAAGAAGGCCGTCGTTATCAACTACGAGCAGTTCTGCCAGTAAAGTTACCATAAGCTGCTGGCGCTGCCAGCAGCTCACCTAAAGGAACCCTCATGAAAACCTTGTCCGTACCACGTGACGATAAACACACCTTCCGTCACCGGACGCGTGTCCAGTTGCCCATCGATGCAACCAAACACACCACCTCAGATGACATCCATTTCGCTGTAGAAGGCGACATTGACATTTACATGGTATGGCCTGAAGAAGCCTTCGATGCCGAGGGTAAAGTCTGCAGCATCAACCGCTATCGTCGCCCCACGTTGATTGGCACCTTTAAGCCAGAGACCATCGGCCATGATCCGCAGTTACCCGCACCCTGGTATCTGATCGGTATGTTGTGCTACCACCATGCCGGGTTCTTTGATGAGACCACCTTGGCGCGGATGGAGTTGGTGCCGATCTATGCCTTCGTTGACCCGAGCAACATTCGCTTGGGGTCTAAGGTCAAGAAGTTCGGCCACATTGTAGCTGAGGCTGCTATTCAACGATAAGGCTAAACCGTCCATGAACACAACACCCGTCATCAAATGGCTTCACTCTCCAAGTGGGAGAAGCAAACGCCCTGAAGAAGTGCAAGACGGTTGCTTTGTGTTAGAGCATGATGCGACTGGGCGCTTCTACTTAGGGGAGAGTGCTCAGGTCAGCAAAGATGTCGATAAACAACTCAAGCAACTGGCGCTCGGCAAGCACCCACAGAAGCTGCTCAACGAGCTCTATGCACGCGATTCAGCGATCAGGGTATATGAGTACCCTATCAAAGCCAAGAAAGCCCGCACAACGCTTATTAGAGAGCTTAAAGCCTCTGCCAGCAACGATTACCTGTGTCTTAATTCTTAGGGGGAGTCACCATGTTACCTGATGTCAACAAACTTGCACGTCTGTACTTCGAAGCCTGCCGCAGTTACCTGTCCGAAGGGTCGGATAAAGTTCACATCTTCGTCCGGTGTGGTAAAGCCTTTCTCGAGAAACACCCGTTCTTGGCCAACTACCTGACCGTCATGGACGGGGTGACGTTCATCATCCTCAATGTCAGTCATCAGGCAGCGCGTGACTTGGAGTATGGTGACTACTCCTTTACCTTCAACGCCCGGTTCAAAGGCGTGCCGTACAACATCGAGGTGTGCTTCGGTGATGTGATCGGCATGGGTCATCCAGGGCAAGAGTATCTGTATGATTTTGCTACCATTCCTCTGGCAGGGATCACAGGAACAGGGTCCATTGCCCTGCGACCACTGACTGCCGACGCCCTCTTGGAGTTTGAACGTGAGCGCGCAGAGGTGCTGGCGCAGGTTGAAAAGGCTAAACGGCGTCCCAAATTGGTCGCTGTCAAATAAGGGATCGTCATGTCTGAACAGTTGATGCTTTTGAATGAGCAGGTACCTGCTGAGCCAGAATACTTGGCTGAAGGCTCAGTGGTACAGTTGCCGGTGGCCTACAGCGAGGGGCTAAGTAAAGACGAGATCGAGGCGATTCTCGAAACCGATAAACTCCCCATCCTGATCACGTGGCCTAAGCGTGATCTGGCCGAGCACAAACAGGTCATTGACCTCTATGCTCGCCGTAAACCGGTCCAGATTGGCAACCTGGAACTGTACGCTCTGGTAAAAGTAGAAGAAAAGTGGGTATTACATGCCACAGTCCGTTACCTGGAGGGTTACCTCATCAATCACAGGTGCATGGACTCCATTGACCTGCTTGTAAACAGCATCGATCTTGACCCGAGCGATCGCTCAAAGGGTCGCAAAGTTATCGGCTTGTCGAAAGCGCTGGTCCATCCCGTACGGGACACTCACCTGCAGCTACCACAGAGCTGACATCCCTCATCAGGAGCACCAAGATGGACAACCGTATCGAAGCCCTACGTGCTGAGATCCTGCGTCTGAACAACCTGTATTACAACAAGGGTGAATCGGATGCCTCTGATGAGGTCTACGATTCGCTTAAGCGCGAACTGAAAGAACTCGAAGGGGAAACTGACGACCCGCACTCCCCGTTGAACCTGGTGGGCGCACCGTCTGATGGGGGTTTTGATAAAGTCCGTCATCTGTCGCCCATGCTCAGTCTGGAAAACGCCTACAATGAAGCGGAACTGACCGATTGGATTGTAGGCTTGGGCACCCCGGCCTTGGCAGAACTGCAATACAAGTTCGATGGAGCCAGCCTCAACCTGATCTACCGTAACGGCCGACTGATCTCGGCGGTGACCCGTGGTGATGGGACCGAAGGCGATGATGTCATCGACAACGCCATCTTCTTTGAAGGCGTGCCCCAAGACCTCGTCGGCAAACCGGTCAAAGGCCATCTGGAGATCCGCGGTGAAGTGATTGTACCACACAGCCACTTTGCCAAGGCCAACGAACGTCGGATCGCTGCCGGTAAGCCGTCGTATGCCAACCCGCGCAACATGGTGGCTGGGATCATGCGGCGTAAGGATGGTGAAACCATTCAAGGCCTGGGGATCAAGTTCGTCGCGTATGAAGCCATCGTGCACGACGACCTAGAGTGGATCGACAAGACCTTCCGACAGATCATCGACGATCTGGCCTGGCCGTACGAGACAGCCAACCATGTCTGGCGTGGACTGACCGGTAGCGTTGATAAGATCATGGACCAGATCACGCAGGTGTCAGAGATGCGTGACAGCATCGGGTTTGACATCGATGGTCTGGTGCTTAAGATCACCGACCCTAAGCTTCGGCAGAAACTCGGCTTTCGCTCCACATCCCCACGGTGGGCGGTGGCGTACAAGTTCGAAGCACAGACCGCCACCAGTATCCTTGAGCGTGTGGAGGTGCAGGTCGGTCGTACCGGTGTTCTGACGCCCGTGGCTAAGATCAAACCAGTCAAACTCTGTGGCGTGACGGTCAGCAGTGTGACCTTGCACAACTTCGAGGAGATTGAGCGCTTGGGTCTGCGGATCATGGACACCGTGGTGGTTTCTCGCCGGGGTGATGTGATTCCGAAGATTGAAAGCGTGGTCGAAGCGCTGCGTACCGATGAACATGGTCTGATCTCGACGCCCACTGAATGTCCGTGCTGCGGATCACCAGTGGCCAAGCGTGACAACGAGGGTGTGGAACTGTTCTGCACCAACCCCAGTACCTGTGCGGCGCAGGTCATCAACAAGATGGTCTACTTCGTTGGGCGCTCTGGCATTGATGTCAAGCATTTGGGGCCAGCGGCGGTTGAAGGCTTGATCGCGGTGGGTTCGCTGGGATCGTTCAGTTCGTTGTTCTTCCTGGGCGAGCATGATTTTTATGGTGCCGGCCTTGGCGAGTCCATGACCGATAAGATCATGGCCAGTATCGAGCGCTGCAAGAAACTGCCGTTCTATAAGGTCCTGCGAGCCGTCGGGATTCCTGAGATCGGTGATGCCACGGCACGGGCGCTGGCTGCCCGTTTCCCGTCGTTTGATGCACTGTTCAGTGCGTCGGATGAAGAGCTGTTGTCCGTCAGTGACGTCGGTCCTGCGGTGGTTACCAGCATCCGGACACTGGATGATGTTACCGAAGCCGACCTGACCAGCCTGGACAAGCTCCTGACCTACACCGATGAAGTCATCAAGAAAGCCGAAGTCCAAGACCTGGCCGGTAAGACGGTCGTGGTGACGGGTTCGGATTTCGATGGCCTTAATCGCAAGGCGATGGAGGAGTCAGCAATCTCTCGGGGCGCTAAACTGGTCAAGTCGATCAGCAAGAATGTTGACATCGTCTTTGCCGGAGTGGGCGCAGGCCCTGACAAGGTCAAGAAAGCCCGTGACCTTGGGTTCATCGAAGATGGCCTGCAACTGGTCAATCCCAATTCCATTACACGCATTGAACAGGAGTAAGTTTCAATGAACACGGAACTGATCAAACTACCTCAGCGATTGCCGATCGCTGAGGCTGTCCGTAACCTGCCTGATATGAATCAGGCGTTGGGTTGGGGCGTTCAGTCCATGGTCCGCGACACCGTCCGTGCGATGGTGTTGCTGGCCTCCTCTCGGTCGGAGCATTACCGCTATGCGTTGGCCCTGACCGAAGGCATCGCTCAGCTGCTGTATGACATGCCCGAAGGCGCTACCACCGCCCGTGACGCATTCGTTCGCTGCAACCAGCAAGGCACCTTGATTGGCCACTTCGACAGTTACGAAGTGCACGTCATTCAAGAGCCGGTCGAAGAAGACAATCAGGGCATGATGCTCCTGATCCTTGACGACGACCATCTGGTTGACAGCTACATCCTGACCCGCCTGCGTGAGTATTCCGATCACGTGGTCGTCAACAAGATCCTGCCAAAGAAGAACTAACATGACCGACCAACACACCGTTGTCTCGCCGTATCTCACTGCGCTCAATGCCGTCAAAGCGGCCAAAGACCAGGGCCTTAACCTCGACATCACCTGTCATGGCCGTGCAGGCTTTGGTAACGAGTTCTTCCGGGTCCGTTACGGTCAAGACAACCTGGTGGCCAAAGTGGTGTCGCGCTTTGATCTGAACAAACTCGGCCCTCAGTCTGATGCCATCAACGAGTACATCGGCGCGGTCGAAGGCGAGAAGCAATTTCCGTGGACGGTGCTGCCCGAAGACTTCGAGTTCTTCACCATCCCCATGATTGTGAAGATCAACCCAGAGACCCATCTGCCTGAGTCACTGGAAGCCTCGGATGCGATGCTCAAGGCGCTGCAGACCTTCCCACGCAAGAAGGCCTACCTGCGTCAATGGAAGGCCTCCAGCAAGGGCACAGGCGTTGAGCTGGTACTGGTTCTCGAAGAGGACGGTGTACTCAACGTACTGGAGTTGTCGATCAACTACTACCAGCTGACCCAACATCAACTGATGCTCAAACAGCTGCAGGCGATGGCCAACAAGCCCAAGGAAGCGGTGACGTCATGAAAGTCTCGGTGATCTTTGCCCAGAACACCGCTGGTGCAATTGGTGCATTGGGTCCTCACCCCTTGCCGTGGCACTACCCTGAAGACCTCAAGCGCTTCAAGGAACTGACCAAGGACAAGCCGATTATCATGGGTAGCAATACCTTTGATAGTTTGCCGAACCTGCTGCCGGGTCGTTACCACTTTGTGGTCACAGGCAGTAAGGGGCTGGCACGGTTGGGACCGCTGGATCGCGTGCAGTTCGTCAACTCGCTTGAGCAGGCGTTGGCGTTTGCGGCACCCACGACAGATGAGGTGTTTATCATTGGTGGGGCAGGGCTGATCGATGAAGGCTTGCGCATTGCCGACACGGTGTACCGCACGATCGTCTTGGGTGACCATGACATCAAGGGTCGCCCGGCGTTGGTGGAGCAGCCAGGTGATGAAGCACCCTACTGGGGTCGGTACGAGCAGACAGACCGCGTCTTGATTGGCGCGTCGCTGTTCTTCGAAACGTACGAAGCCATCGCGGCAGAATAAGACGAGGGGCTTCGGCCCCTCTCTTTATTTTT